TGGTAAAAAAATAGATAATGATGCTGTAATCACCGTTTCCTACATTGTCACAGATGGTGTGGAAGGTAACGGTCCAGCATCATTTAGTTATGCAGGTAGTGTTGTATCATCTTCAAATCAAATTCAATTACCATCAACTACACCAACTATTACGACTGTCTCATCGGCATCTAATGGAGGCAACATTGAGTCAATTGACTCAATCAAGTATTTTGCACCTAGGCTCTATTCATCGCAGTACAGGGCAGTTACAGCAAGGGATTATGAGTCAATAATACAAACAATCTATCCAAATACTGAGTCAGTATCTGTTGTTGGTGGTGAAGAACTTGATCCACCTGAATTTGGAACAGTATCAATTACAATCAAACCAAAAAATGGTGAATTTGTATCTGATTTTGACAAAACTCAAATTTTATCAAAATTAAAAAGTTATTCATTAACAGGTATTAATCAGAAAATTTTAGATCTTAAGTTATTATACGTTGAACTTGAATCATTTGTATACTATGATCCTTCTAAAGTATCTACAGTATCTAATTTAAAAACTAAAATTATAAATGGATTGACAACTTATGGTCAATCAACAGATCTTAACAAATTTGGTGGTAGATTTAAATATAGTAAGGTCATAAATGTAATTGATAACATTGATAATGCAATATCATCAAATATAAGTCGTGTTATTATAAGGAGAAATCTTAAAGCACTTACAAATCAATTTGCACAATATGAATTATGTTATGGTAATAGATTTCATATAAATCCTGAAGGAAGAAATATTAAGAGTAGTGGATTTACAATCCAAAATCAAACTGATACTTTATACTTTACCGATATACCAAATAAAAATATTAATGGTAGTTTAGATGGAAGTGGGAAGGGAGTTATAGCTGTTGTTAAGGGTGATGGTACTCAACTTGTAGTAGCATCTGCTGGAATTGTAGATTATGTGCATGGTGAAATAATTCTAAACACAATTAATATAACATCAACTGAAAAATCAAATAATATTGTTGAAATTCAAGCATTTCCAGAGTCAAATGATATTTTAAGTTTAAAGGACTTATATCTTACATTTGCGGTTGGTGATAGTGCCATAAATATGGTTAAAGACACTATTACATCTGGTGAACAGATATCTGGTGTTGGATATAAAGTTACTTCAAGTTATTCAAACGGAGCATTGACAAGAGGATAATATGATAACAACTGGAATTGATAAGAGAGTCAAAGTCCAACAGATAATTGAAAATCAAATTCCTGAATTTCTACTATCTGAAAGTCCAAAAGCAGTAGATTTTTTAAAACAGTATTATATCTCTCAAGAATATCAGGGAGGTCCGATTGACCTGACTGATAATTTAGATCAGTACATAAAATTAGATAATTTAACACCAGAAGTTGTAGTAGGTGAAACAACACTAACAAGTGGTATTACAACAGTTGCAACTACAGTAAACGTAAGTAGCACCAAGGGTTTTCCTAAAGAATATGGTCTATTTAAAATTAATGAAGAAGTAATTACATATACAGGATTGACCACCAATACATTTACTGGTTGTGTCAGAGGATTTAGTGGTATTACAACTTATCATGCAACAAATCAACCTAATGAACTTATATTTACTGACTCTACTGCCACAAATCATGAAACAGATGCAACAGTCATAAATCTTAGTGCATTATTTTTAAAAGAATTTTATAAAAAAACAAAAACAACATTAACACCTGGATTAGAAAATGTTGATTTTGTTAATAATTTGGATGTAAGTAATTTTATAAAAAATTCAAAATCATTATACCAATCAAAAGGAACTGAAGAATCGTTTAGAATTTTATTCAATGTTTTATATAATGAAACACCTAAAGTAATTGATTTAGAAGAATATCTTATAAAACCATCATCAGCAGAGTATATTAGAAGAGAGATAGTTCTTGCTGAAGCTATAGTGGGTGATCCTACAAAACTTCTTGGACAAACAATTATAAAATCTACTGATATTAATACAAGAGCTCCAATTGCAGCATCTGTATCAGAAATACAACCTTTTACTAGAAAGGGAAAAACATATTATAAATTAGGTTTATTTGTAGGTTTTAATGATAGGGATCTTATAGAAGGAACTTTCACAATACCAGGAATTACAAAATCAATAACTGATGTTTCTATAGGTTCAAGTGTTATAACAGTAGATTCTACAGTTGGTTTTGCAGCCACGGGATTTGTAGTATCAGGAATAAACACAAATATTTACTATGGTAGTAAATCTTTAAATCAATTTTTTGATTGTGAAAATATTATATCACCAATATCAACAACAGATGATATTAGATCTGATGTATTTTATTATGGATACGAAGATGCTGATTTAACTAAAAAAGTAGAGTTAAGATTAACTGGTGTACTATCAGAGTTTGAACCGACATCTGATATTAGATTATTAACTGAAGGTGAAAAGATAACAGTTAAAAATGTTGGTGAAAAGATAACTGATCCACTTTTAAACAAATCTAGAAAACAAATATTTGCAAATTCATGGATTTACAACACATCTTCAAGATTTCAAGTTAGTAGTATAAGTGGAAATAATTTTGTATTATTTACAAGTGATATCGATAAGTCAAGTATCAAAGTTGGTGACTCAGTTCAAATACTTTTTAGAAATGAAGAAAATATAGCAGGAACAGGAGTTGTAAAAAGTGTTAGTCCATCAACAAAAACAATTGATTTAGATCCTTTAAGTAGTGTAAGTGGTGGATCATTTAGTGTAGATCCAAATAGAGATTATGATATTAGAAGATCTATTAAAACAGCAAGTAGTTCTACAGTTGATGTTGAATTTGGAAATAACGTATTAACAGCAGATACAACTAACGTCTATAATCAATTAGATGAAAACATGTATGTTGCGTCTAATTCATTACCATCCTATACAATTACTGCATCTATACCTCAATCAATTTTACCAAATGCAACTGGAAATATTGATTTGCAAGGATATAATCCTAGTACATTAAAATATAGTGTAATATCTTTTCCATCAAATGTTAACTTCATAACTGGTGATGAAGTTACATATACTGCTCAAGGAACTTTAATTCCAGGTTTGGTTGAAGGATCATATTTTGTAGAAGTTCTAAGTGCTAAAAATCAAATTCGTTTATATAAATCTAGATCATTTATTCCAATAGGAGATTTTGAAGAGTTTGAATCTTTATCTTTAAATACAGGAACACATACCTTTTCATTAGTTGGTACTGTTAATCAAAAAATAGGTGCTCAAAGAATTTTAAGAGAGTTTCCTTTGGAACCAAATATTATAAGTTCTAGTAATGAAAAAACTTTACCAGGAACAACTGGATTACTCATTAATGGTGTTGAAATATTAAATTATAAATCTAATGATAAAATATATTTTGGACCATTAGAGGATATAAAAGTATTAAATGGTGGTACTAATTATGATGTATTAGTTCCTCCAACTTTAGAAGTATCTTCACCATCAACTGGAGGCACAAAAGCTTTAGTTCAACCAGTTGTTATTGGAGAGGTAACAGACATACAAATAGACCCACAGGATTTTGATATACAAAAAGTTTTATCAGTTACTGTTGAAGGTGGAAATGGATCTGGTGCAGTATTTGAACCAATATTATCAAAAAGAAAAAGAGAAATAACTTTCGATGGAAGATTAATTTCTCAATCGGGTGGTATTGATAACGTTAACGAAACTTTAACATTTTTATCTGATCATCATATATCAAGTGGATTACCATTAATTTATGACAAAAATGGTAACAATCCTCTAGGTGTAAGCACAGTTGGAAATGATGGAACATCGGTTGTTGGACTTGGAACAACAACTTTAGTAGATAGTGCAACATATTATCCTTTAGTTGTTAATGCAAATACTATAAAGTTATTTCAGAATATTAATGACTATAATACTGGAATTAATACTGTTGGATTTACTACTTTTAATAAAGATGGAGTTCATAAATTTAAATTATTTAAGGAAGAAAATACACTTAAAGATATTAAAATATTAGAAGGTGGTAGTAATTATCAAAATAGACAATTATTTGTAAAACCAACAGGAATTAATACAAGTAATCATACAATTAATTTTAATAATCATGGTTTCTCAACTGGTGATAAAATAGTTTATTCCAATAATGTTGGATTAGGATCAACTCAACCTCAACAAATAACTGGTTTAAGCACTTATACAGGAATTACTACAACATCAATTTTATATAATGTGCTCGCTGTTGATGACAATTCATTTAGAATAACAAATGCAGGATTAGGAGGAACATCACTTGATAATTATGATAGATTAAATTATATAAAATTTTTAGATCAAGGAACAGGATTCCAAGTTTTTAAATATCCAGATATAAAATTAAATCTAAAATATGAATTGGCAAATACGGATGTTGGTGTCATAACAGCAACTCCTATTGTTAGAGGTTCAATTGAAGAGTTATATCTATATGAAAGTGGAAGTGGATATGGTTCTGATATTTTAAATTTAGAAAAACCTGTAAGCATTACTAAAAAGTTTGGTAAAGATGCAGAACTTAAACCTATAATTTCAAATGGCAAAATAAGTTATGTAGAAGTTCAATCTAAAGGTCAAGATTATCAAACTGCACCAGATTTAGAAGTAGTTGGTATTGGTACTGGAATAGGCGCTAAATTAAGAGCAGTTGTTGAAAATGGAAAAATTGTAAATGTTATTATACTAGAAGGTGGATTACAATATGAAGAAAATACAACATCTATTTTAGTTAAACCACCAGGAACTGAATTAAAGGTTGATACATCAATAAGAAGTTTATTTACTAATTCTTTTGACAGATATGGAAGTGAAGCATTAGTTGAATCACAAGAAAAATTAAAATATACTTTAGTTGGATATTCTACACAAATTGGAAATGATGCATTTGGTGATGATGGTATAGAACACTCACCTATAATTGGTTGGGCATATGATGGTAATCCAATTTATGGACCATATGGATATAGTGATCCTTCTGACGAAAACTCTGCCATTAGACGTTTAGATTGTGGATATGAACTTAATACATCGAATATTATTGATAGACCATCAACATTTAGTTCGGGGTTCTTTATTGATGATTATGTTTTCACTAACATTGGTGATTTAGATATTCATAATGGAAGATATGGTAGAACACCTGAATATCCAAAAGGAACATATGCATATTTTGTTGGTATAACTTCAATATCATTAGAACCAAAATTTCCATATTTTATTGGTAATACTTATAGATCAAATCCAGTTATTGATAATTATAAGTTAACACAAAAAGATTTTAATATTGAAGATTCAAATCTTATTAGAAATACCTATCCATATAAAGTTTCAGATCAATTTGCAGATAATGATTTTATAGTAGAATCAAATGAAATATCAAAACAAACATCTGTGGTTGAATCAACTACTTTTGGATCTATTAATTCAATACAAATAATAAATGACGGTGATAATTATCGAGTTACTAATTCTGCTGAATTTGATAATACAGGCACTGAAGGTGGTGGTCTTAGCGTTTCAGTAGATAGTGTAAAAGGAAAAACAATAAACTCGATTGATACAACAATCAACTCTTATGAAAACGTTGTATTTTTTAAAAATGAAACAGGTGAAATATCTGCATCAATATCAACAGCTCCATCACTTAATAATGGTGATAGAGTAGTCATATCAGGATTAAGCACTACATTATTGCCAAAATTAAATGGTTCATTTATTATTGGTATAGAAACTGCAAGAAGTTTAGTATATCAAGAAATTCCTAATTCAACTACAACTGGTATCGTAACTGATATTTACGTATCAAAAATACCAGGTAATATATCAGTTGGAAGTAGTATTGGTATAGGAACTGAAAAATTATTAGTTCTCAATACTTTTGACCAAAACAACATATTGAGGGTTAGAAGAGGTACATCTTCTGGTGTTCATACAGTGGGAACTGATATAAATCTTATTCCAAGTATTTTTAGTTTAGATAATACTGGATTTGGAGTTACTGATATAAATTCAAAATTAAATGATCAGGTATTTTTTAATCCTCATGAATCTATCGGTGTAGGAACAGTTGTTGGTTTAGGATCAACTGCTTTTTCAACTCTTGGAAATGTTAAAAAAGTAGTATCAACTCCTCTTCAAAGTATAAGATTACTAAATCATCCTTTTGTTACAAATCAAAGAGTTACTCTTACAAAACCTAGTGTTGGATACGCTCTGACAGTATCTGATGATGATGGTGTAACTACATTTAAAATTCCAGAATCTGGAGATACTCAAGATGTCTTTATAATTAACAAATCTGATAACTTTGTAGGTATAGTCACACAAGTAGGACTAACAACGAATACTAGTGGATTGTCATTCGTTGGTGATACAAAAGTTGGATCAAGTAGTTTTGAATATTCACTAAAAAGTAACTTTGAACAAATAACAGGAAAATTACAAAGAATACATGCACAAGTATCACTCTCTACAGCACATAATTTATCTAATAATGAAATAATTGATTTAAATGTAATACCTAATCAATCAGTTGGTATAGGAACATCAACATCTGTTAATGTTCAATATGATAAATTAAACAATATTCTATTAATCAATACTAAAACATGTTCATCTAGTGGAATTACGAGTTCTACCAATAATATTAATATTGCTTCTCATGATTTTGAATCAGGTGATAAGATTTATTATTCGTCATCTTCACCTTCAGAGGGTTTATCTGATAAAAATTCATATTTTGTATTTAAAGTAGACGATAGTAATTTTAAACTTGGAGAAACTCTATCAGATGTTGTTAATGATCCGATAAGAATTATTGAACTTTCATCAACTGGTGGTACACATGAATTTTCATTAATTAATCCAAGAATAGAGATAATTAAAAATAATAATTTAGTTTTTGGTGTTGGTCACTCATCTTTAGAAAATTTTGAATTTAAATTATTCCATGATCAAAACTTTAAAAATGAATTTGTATCTACAGGAACAACAAACACATTTCAGGTCTCTGGAGTTGGAACAGTTGGTGTCACTTCAACCGCAACAGTCACTCTCAGTTTTTATGAGGATAATCCTAATACTTTATATTATAATGTACAAAAAAGTGGATATATTAGTACCTCTGACACCATAGATGTAGTCAATCCATCTTCTATTCAATATACTGATAGTGTATATGGTGGTGAATTTGAAGTATTTGATATTATTGGATTAGGTTCTACAATATTTAATATTTCTTTACCTAAAGTTCCTGAAAAAATATCTTATAACGCATCAGAAACAAGTAAATTATCTTATTCAACCAAATCACGCAATGTTTCAGGACCAATTAATGCGGTAAAAATTAACTATGGTGGAATTGGATATAAAAGTTTACCATCTTTTGTAAGTATTGCATCAACTCAAGGTGTAAATGCTAGTTTAATACCTGATTCAACTACTATAAATCGCATCAATAGTGTTAGAATATTAAATCCAGGTTTTGAATATTCCTCAGACAATACTCTTAAACCAGAGGCTTTTGTATCACCTGTTATATCAATAATTGATTCAAATACAATAACAAATGTTGAAGTTGTTTCTGGAGGAAAAAACTATACATCTGAACCAGATTTAGTTATTGTTAATCCAGATACTGGACTA